GGGCCAATGCCTGCGCCGCCGCCAAACAACCCAAGCAACTGCTTGAAAGCATACATGACAACCATTTGAGCAATAATCTCAGTTGCCATATCAATGAATGACTTGGCTATATTTTGGAAGAACGATGCCAAAGATTCCTGAACGCTTTGTGTTCCTGTGATGATTCCTTGGAATGAAGATGAAAAAGCATCACCAATGCCCTGAGCGCCGCGTTGCGCCATGTTGATTGGATCTTGCAATTCAGCCAGCTTGGCTTTATACTCATCAATCTTTTGCTGCGCGCGATCACTTGGATCAAGGTTTACATCTGTTCTAAATGCACCAGCGCCGCCGGGCAGCATCCCACCCATCGACAATCCAGCAAGCTCATAAAAGACTTCCAGTTGCTTCTTAAGTTCTTCAGTTTGCAGCTCTAATGTTTGCAGCCTTCTGATTTCATCATTGACCGCCATCAAGTTTACTTTCTGTTCTGCATCTTTAAGTTCATTTATCTCGCGCACACGGTCTTGGTACTCATATTGAATCTGCAGTCGCTTGCGTTCAATTTCGGATGTGGTGCCGAGTAATACGGCTTGGCGAGAGAATTGACGGAACAGGTCATTACCACGCTCAACTGACCGCTGCAGTTCATCCGCCAGCCGCTTGGCTTCGTCAGCAGCTTTGCTGGCGCCACCACCGCCTGCACTGCGGCCGCCGCCGCCGCCTACCGTAGCGCCTAAGGGCGTATTAAGCGCATTGGGCAGCGCAGGCAGTGTTGGCTTGGATGCAACAGGCGACTTAAATTCAGGCTGCTGCTTTAGCAGTTGCATAAACTTTTCTGTATTCATTCCAAGTCCCAAAAAGCCAGTGCCAGCGCCAGCTTGTTGCTGCAATGACTTTCTGCGCTTTTCGCCAATTGTTTCATCAATGCCAGCAAGAGTTCTTGGTGCGGCTCCTATTTGCCCTGACTGCACAGCTTGCTGCGCAATCATTTTGTTAGGGCTCATTGAAAACAATTGTCCTAATACTTGGATGCCTTTTGTTGCTTCTGCGATTACAAAGTTAATAAGCCGAACAATGCCGCCCAATGACGGGCCCAGCACTGTATCAAGGGCTCTAGTTAAATTGCCAATTTGGTTGACCATTTTTGATATTTCACTTGACACCGTACCGCCAAGCTCCTGGGTTGCCTTTTCTGCTACTCCGCTAGCGTTGGCTTGCTTGGCAACGTTTTGATTATATTTAACCAGATCATCATTGACAAGCGGAAGAATTGCTTTAAGCGCATCTACGCTGCCAAACAACTTAACGAGCTGGGTAGTGCTGCCTCCTGTTTTTGTTTTTACTTCCTCAAGTAAACCGCCAAACCCCTTAGCGCGTAATCCTGCTTCGTTAAATTGTATGCCCAAAGATTTTGCAAGCTCTTCAGCTTCTTGGCTAGGTTTTAAAATTGAAACCAACGCTTGATTTAATCCGGTAAATGTTGCTTCAACCGGTACGCCCTGCGCGGTTATTGTGGCTATGGCGGCATTCATTTCATTGATGCCAACACCTGCAGCCTTAGCAGTAGGAGCAAGTCGGCCTATAAGCCCTGCATATTCATTTAATATAATTTTGCCGTCGTTTTGAGTTTGTATAAACCCATCTACCAGCGATGCAGCATCATCCGCCGACTTGCCGTAAGCGTTAAGAACGCTGGTTACAGCATTGCCAACGGTGTTAATGTCTGATAGCCCGCCTGTTGCGCCTTTGGCTGCAGCTTCTAAGACTTTTGTGTTATCCGCTGCATTGGCGAATCCAGACGAAGCTACATCATAGGCTGCTGTTAGCAACTGAGTTTGCGAATAAAGACCTCCTAGTTTTTGGCTTAAGCCTAAAAGATTGCCTTCTAATGCTTTGCTGTCTACCCCAAGTGTGCGGACTGCCGCTGCAGCTTTTTCCGCTTCGTTGAATCCTTTAAAATACCTTCTTGCAACATCTGCAACCGCTAGGCCGGTTCCTAGATTTGATAATGCGCGGGCGAGAACATTGATCTTACTAGTAGAGGCCTGCGCCGAATCGCCAAGTTTAATAAACCTGCCGTTTGCGTCACGCAGCTTGCCGTCTACGCCTTTGAATGTTTGCTCAAGTTTGCTGCCGGCGTCATTAACCTGCCGCAGCTTGCTGACCGCATTACGGCTGTCAACGTTAATAGCAACGTTTGCGACAACCGACACAGCCGACCTACCGTCTTCGCTTCATTCTACGTTCCTGCTCTTCGTTCTGCAGCTCAAAATAAGCTGACCATACCAGCAACTCTTCTAGTGTTACCTCTTGGTTGAGCTTGGCCAATGAGTAGCCAAGCTCTTTCGCAATACCAAGTTGCAGCAGTAGCAGGTTGTCTTTACTTAGCTCCCGCTTGAGTGCTTTTCATGTCAACCTCTTCCTCCTCGGGGTTGGTGATGATCGCCAGCATCAATGCCTGCAGGTCGGCGTCCATTACCTCGTTCTTCAGCTCAGCGATCTCGCCAGCAGCAAACAATCGCTGCCCTGCATCATCTACTGCTTTGGTGACCAGCAGGTTCAATGCAAACCCATTGGGGTCATCGCCGCCAGGCATCTTTTGCGCCCGCTCGCGTTCGGACATCGTAAGCGGCGCTGAGTAAAACTCGAACTCGCTGCCGTCGTTTAACTTCACCGTACGCTTAACGGGCGTCAGATTAGCTGCTTTCTTGAGGCGTGACAGCGCAGACGTGGTTGCCATGAATATCAGTGATTCGCTATTACTTTAAGCATAAAAAAGCCCCCAGCGCAAGCCGAGGGCGTATGTAATGGTTTATCAGGCGCTGGTGCTGAAGTCAAACGTAGGAGCACCGCTCGGGCGGAAGGTGATTTCCACCTGCTGAGCATCGTCTGGGTTGATGTTCAGGCTGGCGCTCAGCAGTACAGCATCCATGGCGATGCTGCGGCTAAGGGCCTCGGTTGCCTGCAGGTCGGTGTACAGCTTGAAGCCGCAACCAACTTGCTGGCGCTGCAGCACGTCCTCGACCATCCGGTTCGACAGCGCTGCGTCTTCGTTGGTGACGTAGACGGTAGCGGTGCCGGTGCCATCAGCAAAGCCGGGGATGTAAGCGCGGAAAGGTGCATACTGGCCAGCAGCTTGGCCGATGGTGGTCACGTCGATTTCAGCGCGGCTGATTTCAAATGACCATGACTGCACTTGTCCAACCGAGGCAAATGCTGCGTAGTAAACCTCAAACTCGTTGGGCGCTACGGCAGTGCCATCGTCGGTGATGGCGAGGATGGTGCCGCCGAGCGTGCCTGAAACGGTCAACGCACCAGTCGCTGCCGTATAGGTCAACACGAAGTAAGTGGTAGCTGCATCAATCGGTGCGGGCAGCGTGCCAGTACCAGAGCCGCCGGTCTGGCTGTTGATCACGCGGAACTTCACCGGGTCGCCAGCTTTGAAATTCAGGTATGGCTCAACGGTGATGACATCAGTGCTGACATTGACGCCAGCTTCACCGAAGGTGCCGGTGGTGCCGGCGGGCTTGTAGTAGAGAGCGCCGGACGTACCGGACAGGACAGTGACGGCCATTTTGTGAACGGTAGTGGCTGTGTCAGTCTAAATAGGCTTCAAAGGTAATCGTAAGTTGCGTCTGATAATACGCCTCAGGCGCTGCTGGTGCTACCTGCGCCGGGCCTGATGCGGCGTCAAAGATAATGCTCGATAACTTTACGCGGTCAAATAAGTCCTTTAGCCGCTCTGCAATGGTGAAATTAGCGGCAGTCCCAGCACCTACGGGAGTGAAGACATTGACCACCAATGTGCCGTTCTGCCTATTGAAACCGGCTCCACCAGTCGGCAGCAGTGTTGCATAGTTGTTGTCGCCAAACCGTATGAACGCCTGCACCCATGGCGTGTTGTTAGGCGGCGTAAACGGGACGTTTTGATAGCTGACCGGATATACAGGTGCTACCGCCAGCTCAGTTGCGATGCGCCCTTCGATGGCAGCGCGAACGTCGTTGTAGGTGCTGCTCATGATTCCCTGCCGATCTTTGCGGCATTGGCAACGACAAAGCCTTGGATGTCCTTGGCAATACCTTGGACCCAGCCAGGCGACGCTTGCCTGCTCCTGTATTGACCGCCCCATGACGGAGGGTAACTGCCGCCGGCTAGTGGCTCCGCATATGGCAGGTTGTTATGGACGCTGTAGATGTTTCCAAGTTGCTCGCGTGAGTAGCCAATTCGGTCTAGCGGTGGTGTACCGCTGTATGCACCTTCAGGCTTTTGCCCGCCTGGTGCCGCATTCTCACCAACCTGCCAACTAACGCGAAAGCGCCCCGTGTCAACAGGGCTGGCGGCCTTAAGGCGTGCATCAGTTTCAAGCACCGCAACACGCAGCAACTTTTCCATCTGCTGGCTGGCGTAGTCGCCGATATCAGCAACACGGATGGTGCGTGCCATTATGCCCTCAGAATCAATTCGTATGTGATGGCGATATTGTCTTGCTCGATGGTCTGCACTTGAATCACCTGATGGGCAATATTTGCAATGATCACGCGGTCAGCAGTGGTCGGCGCATTAGTAAGGTCTGCCGCTGCAATCAGCAACCGCTTGTCGCCTGCTTGGATCAGGTCATTCACTTCACGCAGGTTCACGTCCTGCAATACGCCACGCACGGCGGTGTCAGTAGTGGTTTCAGCAGCGGTGCCAGTAGTTGCGTTATAGGCGCCCAGCGTTACGCGGCGAATGGTTGCCGTGCCGCCAAACTTTGCCATCAACTTGCTGGCAACCTTCCGTAGCGGGCTGGCTAGTGTCATCACGCAACTTGCACTGCTGTCAGGATAATGCCGGGAACAGACGGATGCGCTGGTCCCGATGGCGACGATGGAAGCGATTGGATGCTAGCGGCTACGTTTGTGGTAGACCAAATTAGCTCCAAATAATCATTAGCTGCAAGTTTTAGAACGTAGTTGACGCAACCAATAACGTGGCCATCAACGTTGCCATGCCTTGCAATGATGCTAAACCGGCTGTCGCTAGCTGGCACGTCGCCAGCGCTGCTTTCATTGTTCTTGCGCAGCCAGATGTTGATGTTGTGAATAGAATTGCCGCTGTTTACAAATTGCACAGAGTAAGTGATACTGTAAACACCACTTCTGGAAAATGTTAGCCTTGATTCGCTGGCAATGCTGATGCCTCTGTTATCTGGGTCAGCGCTGTTGATGCCGACGGAATATGCCGTATTGGCCGCCTGTGCAGTTTGCGTTGTGGTGTCGTAAAACGATCCCCACAGCATTTGGTTGCGAACTGTATCAAGGCCACTTGTAAACGGATTCAGCTTAAAGGCCATTGCTTAACTCCGAACAACGGTAAGCAGGTTATTGTTGCCGTCGTAGGTCATTGTCAGCACTGCCACGGTTTTGCCGCTTGTGCCGCCACGCTTGTATGTTGCAGTTAGCAAGTTGTTTGCGCCGTCGTATGTATTGACAATGCAATCATGCGTAGGGATTTCAAACCCTTCGCGTGCTACCGCATCACCGCCACCAGGGAGAACGTAAGCCATCAAAGCCTGTAGGCAACGACAGTGCCGCTGGTCAATGTGATGCTGGTAAACACGCCTTCAAGTTCGGTGCTTGCCTTAAAGGGTATGGCGCTAAGCGTATTGCCGGTCCAGTCTTGGGCTGTCAGGCTGGCGATCACTGAATCTTCAAGCGCAACGATCTTGCCGAAACGGCCAGCATGTGCTGCTGTGTCATCAATGAACTCAGCGCCGGGATAGGCGTAACCCATGATCAGCTCCGCTTAATGGCAACATTGCCTGGTCCGCTAATTCTAAGCCCTGTCAGATACCGCTCAACAATTGGCGGAATCTTATCAGCACCAACGGCGCCGTAGCCAAGGTTTGGCGTCACGTCAATGCTGCCGATTTTGACGTTTTTGTAGTCCTCAAGTCCGCTAAGGCCGATGCCATCGGGGTTGTTGTTGAGGTACGTTGCTAGCACCACTTGCGCGTACTGCACCTGCTGCGGGATTTCGGTGTCGGTGTAATAGTCCGTCGTAATGCGAAACGGGAAGCCAACGGCGTAGGTGTTGATGTAGGTGTCAGGCTTGCGGACACCGGTACGCGGCCACTGCAATGCCTGCGTATCAGTAGCGCGAGCGCCTAGAAACCGCTCGCGGTCAAGGCGTTGCGTTGCACTAAACAGCGCACGATTCTTTTGGTCAGTGGTAGCCGATGCCCATGCGGTTACATCAGCATCCTGCACGAAACCATCAATGATCGCTTGCGCTGCTGCCAGCGTCAGGTAGCTGTTTGCGTCGGCGGCCCCTATTGTGGCCACGATTGCTATTGCCATCGTTCAGTGGCTCTTGTAGTTCCAGTGTAGGCGTAGGCTCCGCAATAGAAAAAGAGGCCGCCGCGTTAGCAGCAGCCTCCAGTTCACGCAGTCGCCGGAAAGCGAACAGCCCCATCAGACGCGCTTCAGTAGCACGGTCAGGATTACACCAGCCAATGCGGTGGTGGTACCAGTAACGTCCAGCGACAGCCGGTTACCAACCTCAAGGGTGAGGTCGGCAGTGGTGGCGGTCAAGGCAGGAGTTTGCTCGGTGAGAGCAGTGCCTTTGAAGTTGATGGTGGCGCTCAGCAGGTCGTCACCAGCGGTGGCGGCCTCAGTGCCTTGGCAACGACGAACGGTGCCGGTTACGGCGCTGCCATCGCTACCAGCAGTGGCGTGAACTTCACGCACTGCTACCACTTCACACTTAACGGGAGCAGTCCAGAATTGCACGTCGGCAATCGAGGACGCCCCGTAAAAAGTGGCTTCGAGGTACTGCTCGGTGGACAGTTCAAACTGGGAAGGTTGTGCCATGGTTAGTTACCTCAATCGAAGTTAGAGGTGTTTGTAGCCCGCACGATCCCAAGGTTCTTGAGTTCGTACACCTTCGACCAGTTGCCAACTGTTGCCAGTTGAGCGCGAGTCGGGTTAGGAGTGGCCACGCCCCACTTGCTGCCAACAGGGTGGTAGCAGTAGTGCAGGTCAATCGACATGGCATCACTCTTGGCGAGGATGTCACGATCGGTTTCAGTCTGCATACCCATCTGCTCACCAGAGGCAACAGCGCCTTGGGTGAAGAAGTAGGTGGCATACTCACTGGTGGAGCCAGTGCCTTCAACTTGCACATCATCGGAGACGATTACGCGCAGACCCATGTAGGTAGGCACGGAATTGTCACCACCGTATGCGCCAGCAATGCTGCCGCCTGATTGGGTGGTAGTAGTGCCGCGAGCGTCAAGGGTGCTGACATAATCAATCGCCTTGCGCTCAACTAGGTCGTAGTAGACCTTGGAGTGCATGGCAACAGCAGCCAGCTTGTCACCTTGATCACCCAGCAGGCTGCGGGCTTCCGCAACGTGGCGGGGGCTCAACACCGTAGGGGTGTCGCCAGATTCGCCGTCGATGGTAAGACCAAAGAAAGCAGCAGATGAGCTAGTAGTGCCGAGGGTGCCGAAGACACCAGCAAGGCAAGACAGCAAATCCTTCTGACGCTGGTTGGCAACGTAATCAGCGATCTTGGCGCCGATGGCAGCCATGGGGTCAGCGCCAGCAGCAAGGGCTGCGAGGTCGCGTGACTCAAAAGCGCGGCCACGGTGCAGGATGACACCAACTTGCTTGTCAGCAGTGATCTTGCCAGGTGTCAGTGAGGTGCTGTCGGTCAGCACTTCAAAGTCGCCAGACAGGTTGGCCTTGAAGA